CGCCCCCCGGTGGGGAACTCTGTCGTAGATCGACAGGGGACGCGGTTGGACCGTGACTGCTCTTTACACGGCTGGTTACCTTATCTCGCCATTTAACCATTCATTCACGCACGCGAGGCTTGCGTTGAGGGACCGAGACGAGTCTCCGGGATAGCCCCCTTATCCCCTCACGGGGCGGGGTACCGCTGGCCAGTTTTTTTTCCGAGTGTCATCTCGTTGGAGGGCCAGGCGCCAAACCCATTACAGGTTCGACACGGGTCTCGAAGACCTTTCCCGGGACAAGGACTTATTGACTTTGCCTTGCCCCATCCCATTTAAGGGACGAACTGGTCGTCTCTCCTCGCCAGCACCTCAGACTGGCTGCGTGAGCACCTGGTGGGCACGATAACTCCCCGCAGAGCGGAAAGCGATCGGCCTGCCACGCCTCGCCCGGACCAAGCAGTCAAACACTGCGTCGGTCACCCATATACCTTCCGGCCGGGGACCAAATCCGACTCGGAACCACTCCTTCCATTTCCGGCCAGCCCGGTAATCCATTCTGCGAGCGATCGCCACGCGTGACCACGATAGGGTGTTACACACTATCGAAGCCAGGCGGACCACACGCGAGTTCCACCATGGGGGCTGGTATCCCAATTTGACCTCCCAGCGAGGTCCATCCCTTACAGGCTCGGGTTCCCAGGCCTTCCTAATACAGGCATCCGAGAACTCCTCCTCCTGCTCCTTACGGAGCAGTACCCCAACTTTCATCGGCGGGAACACACGACGAAAACCGGGAAGCCCGGGAGACTCCAGGTCGGTAGGAGGGACGTCCAAATGAGCGCTCACCGAGGCATAATACCTCTCCCGCTCAAATAGACCCGTCCTAACCAACGTCTCCCGCTGCAACGGCAATCGCCATCCTCGACGGAAAGAACACCCAGAGTTGCGAGCCAACCTGTGGTGGAACCGGAGAACAGCCTCCTGCGCGCTGGAGCGCATTTTTCCCCATCCTCCTGCACAAACGGAACGGCACCGGTCCGCCAGAGCCCTAGGGCTCTCGCATGGCAACCAGATAGCCGCGCCCCGAATGACAGGTATCAACCGTGGACGAACTTTCGCACGAGCACGAAAGAACGTCGAGTTCAAGGAAAAGATAGACTGGTGCACGAGCGTCTTACCTCTGGAAAGAGTAAGACCGCACGACTGAACCGAGTCTGCCCACTTCTCGAACTCTTCAGGCCTGGACCTGAACACGATGTCATCTCCGTTGATACGGAGAGGCATCTCCCTTGCCCGCTTATACCCGAACGTGTGGACCACGCTCAGATAATTCACGATGCAAAGTAGGGGAAATGAAAGGAGGTTACCCATCAATTGACCTGTCAATTGCGGGAACAATTTACCGTCGTAAGACAGTAAACCTGACATGGACTCTACAGCCGCATGCTTCACCCCCTCTGGGATGTGGCTGGAACACTTGAAGATCTCAGCCAAAATTAATTTCGATATGGACGACGATATATTGTCAGTCGCCGCCTCATAATCGCCGGAAACGAACACTTCCCCCTGTACAGGGGAGAAACCCGGGAAAGCACCGGGTTTCGCATCCCCTCGTAAGAGCCAGTCCTTACGAGACAGGTGGTCGTAAAGAAGAAGGTGGAGCGGGAGGAACTGGGACTGGAGCGCTGTAGCCACAGTCACAATCCTTTTCTTACCCCCGTCATCCAGAGCCATCACCTTCCGGGTGGCCTCAATAGGCTCCCCCCGCAGGCACAGCTCGATGAACTCCCGTTGCCCCAGATCCCGAAGGATCTCGGCACGGGCTCCACCCTTCTTGCGGCTTGCTTCCAAACAAGCCGACTTTGACACGACCACCCGCTGTACATAGTTCTCATAACGGCGGTCCCAACCTGACTTAAACAGGTGGGGAATCTGCTGCTGGACCGTTTTTTCGAACCGAGGGTCGAGATGGGGGGACCTACCGAGCTTCTCGAGATAGGCGGGAACTGGATCCCCCAAAGGAGAGGGCAGGACCTTCCGAAAAAGAAACATCGACGCTGCATAGGACACGTCAATATTCGAAGACCTGCGGGACAGGCGTTCTAACGGTGTAGAACACCAAGCCTTGACGGCTTTGGGATCGGTCATAGGAGGCGCACAAGGAGGTGTTCGACTGAACACCCGACCCATTAGCGCAAGGAACTCCTTACCGATACGGTCGAGACGATTTACGTCCCGGCCAACCTGCAATCCGCCCTTCTGGGAAAGGACAGCAGGACCCATTAGAACCTTCAACTTAAAGAAAGGCTCAAGTCTCC